GCTGCGTTACCCTCGACCTCAGAACCTCTCAGGAGGACCCGTGAACCGCTGGGGGTCATGCCCCACGCATCACCTTGTCGACCCGATACTGAGCCTCGCGCTGGAACTCGACCGGCCACCGTTCGCGAATGCTGGCCATCATCGCCTTCTGTGCCGTGTCGCGAATGAACTCGCGTCGCACCGAAGGACCATACAACGCCTTCAGCTTCGACTTCACAGGCTTGGCACCTGAGCCCACCCGGTGAGCTTGCACCTGCACCACTCGGCTGCCCACCCGTCTGGGATGAGCTGCTCGCGTGTGCTGGCTTATGGAGCGATTAGCTCCAGCCTTGCGGCGTCTTGCCGGCGCTCGGTAGTCATCGCGAATGAACACCGTGCGTCCCTTGTTGCCAATGAACGCGCCTCGGTAAATCTTTCGCTTCGCCCAGGCATTGGCGCTGACGCCCTTCTTAGTCTGCCTCGCCCCGAAGTTAATCAGGTTCGGCGCATACTTGCTCGCCCGTATCTCAGCAGTGAGTATCGACTTACTAGCCTTCTTGGTCGTGACGTACTTACGCACGGCAGCGGCCTTGATGTTCGTTTCCTTGCGGATAGTGTCCACCGCCACCCGACGCGCCGATGTGGCCACGCGGTTTAGGGCAGACGCCGCGGCTTGCGGTATCACCTTGCGCTGGACCTCGGTCAGAGCCGCCATAGCCGCCCTAATGTCCACTGATACGTCGAAGTTAATCATATGGCCCACCCAGTCTCGTGCGGCTTAGGTTGCCCGTGGTAGCAGGTCACGCTGGCGGCCTTTCGCTCGACCAGCTGGTGCGCCTTGTAGCTGACCACCATGCCCGGCAGGATGTCCTGCCAGCGTGCGGCTGTGTCCAGCCAGACCTGCTCCATTACCGCTTGGTCTCCCTCAATGGCAAACCGGCCCATGTGGCCGTGCGGGCTCTTCTCCCAGTGTTCCCACATCCGCGCCCGGTCAGCCTCCGGCAGCATCATCAGCCCCGAGCCCAGCCCGTCTGGCCGGTAGAAGTCGCGGAGCAGCGTTAGGCGCTCGACGTAGGCCAACGGCGTGATATCGCCGTGAATCACCGTGTCGAGGTCGAAGTAAAGCACCCGACCACCCGAGAGCGTCATCAGCTCGAACTTCGACCACCAGCCCGGCAAATTCTCATGCAGCGCGTGAGTCGCCACCTCGGGGTCGTCCGACAGACAGACCCACTGATGAGGCCAATGCAGATTAGCGGCCACTGAGTGCCGTAGCCGATTGACGTATTCCCGAGTGTAGACGCCGCCCGTCTTGTACACACAAGCGACCGTTAAACGCTCCACACCAAGTCCCGACCGATGTGCTCGCGCAGTTTGTAACCGCGCTGAATCAGCCACAGCTCGGCGGCCCCGTCCTTCACGGCATACCGCTGGTGCAGGCCGTTCACCTCGATAATGACGACAGGCTTCCATGTTTCGATTGTTTCGACTGCGCCCTGTAGCGCGAAGAGCTCGTAGCCTTCAACGTCAAACTTCAGCAGCCCCACCTGATTGAACTGGAACCAGTCCAGCGGGTATATCTGCGCTTCTACTTCGCCCTCGGCGTCAATGTGCCACTGCCCGGTGTTCTCCGTGCCGGCAGCAAAGAACGCCTTCTCCTGCCTCGCCCCGATGCCGTAGGGGTACACGCGGTGCTCGTCGCCGCTATCCAGCTCCGGCAGGTGCCAGAAGTTGGCCGGCACTGGCTCAAACGACTCGACGGCAGCAAAGTGCTTCCGGAGTTCGCGAGTCCAAATGCCCTTGTGCGCCCCGACATCCACCGCCCGCTGCCAGTTCCGGACATACGGCAGAGCCGCCCGGAGGTGGCTCAGGTCGTGGTCAGGTGGCAATTCGGCAAGCATGGTGGCTCAAAAAAAAGCCCAGCGAAAGCCGGGCTAGTAGGGGGTTGAGGCAACGCGACTGAAACATTTATTCGGCGTGAGGTGAAAAATCCCACGTTGCAGAAAAACTATCAGATTCCATCCGACTTGTCCCGAAAAACTTATCCCTACCCCTCGGCCCGGATTAACTCCATCGATTCGACCAAGGTCAGCGCGTGGTCCAGCTCGGCGTAGAACACATTGCGCCCGCATTCCATCTCGAATCGCCCGCGCTTGGCAGAGCCGTGACCTTCGACGTAAACGGCCCAGAGAATCGCCCGCTGGCGCTCGGTCATCTCCTCGATAGCCCGGCGCACCACCAGCCCATCCAGCGACCAGACCTCTGGGAACACTTGCACGGCCTTCTTGTGGCCACCGCTGTCGCCGTCCTTCCACTGTGCCGATGGGCTGCGACTGGGCCAGCCGTCGACAATCTGCCCGCCATCGGCGAACACCTTCCCGCCCAGCGAGATACGTCGTTGGTCGTCGCCCCAGTTGCGGGCCATCCGGTGGCCGGCGCGGGTTTCTAGTCTGCTCATGGTTTGCCCTCGAAAATAGCCAGCGCCTCTTCCGGCGTCCGGACAACGTACACACGGCCACCGCCCGCCTCAACGTCAGCCACCATAGCCTTCTGTGCCGGCGTGAGAGAGCCTGTGCGGCCCTTTACCTCCAGCAGGTGCCAAACCCCACGCCACAGGCACGCGAGGTCAGGAAAGCCGCCGTCCGAGACCTGAAACACCCGAACGCCACGCGAACGCAGCGCCGTGATTATTTCGCCCTCGTTGGCGTCGCGCTTGGCGGCCCGGCGCATCAGCTAAAGGCCAGAGCCGTCAGCATTGCCAGGCATATGGCCACGACCACAATGGACACAAAACGGCTTTCCTTCGTCGGGGTCTGCGAGTCTTTCCAGTCGTACATTTCGGGCTCCTTTTCTGATTGGTCTCAGCTTCTGCGCGTGTTGCGCGTATGTCTTCCGGCATGAACCACAGCAAGAAACAAACGGCCCGTCGCCCTGCATGAAGTCTCGGTCACACAAACGGCAGGTATAGGTTGCGTTTCTTTCTCGCGCTTCACGCTTCGCCGCTGCTCGGCATTCGCGGCAGGTCTTGCCGCTGCTCTGCGTTTCCTCGCCAAACTCGCTGGCCGGCAGCACCTTCGAGCATTTGCGACACTGGCGCTCCGCTGGCGTAAACGCGGCCAACAGCTCCTCCTCAGGCTCGGCTTCCGTGGCCAGATGGATGCGCCCACCCGCCACCAGCGCCTCGCCGCGCTTGAGCATATGCTTTACCTGCGCGTCTACCGAAGCCTGACCCGATTCGCAGAGCTGGGCCAGCGCATCGAGCCGAACAGACCGGATACCCTGCTTTACGAACTCCGTGAGAACGATAAACACTGGTTTAGCGGCCACGGTAAGGCTGCTCCTTTTCGTTGTAAACCGACGCCGGCGGCATCTCTTCGTCGAGCAGCTCGACTCGCCCGTGGCCGTTCCCGTGCTTGTCGCGAATAGCGACCAGCTTCCCACCCATGCGCTCACGAAAGGCCGTAGCGACATCGAGCCAGCCCATGTCCGTGAGCATCTCCGCTGGTGTTTTCATTTCAGCCCCTAAATAAATGCAAGTTGTTCGTTTTGCCAACATTTCTTTGAGATGTCTAAACGGCCCCACTGGTCAGCCATTGCCGCGGCAATCTTAGGAAACCGCCAGCTCCGGAGCTTTGCCCGCATCGGCCCCGGAGGACATTTGTGTACACGGTTCCACGCTTTCCATTCGGCAGAATCGCTGCAAGGCGGGGTCAAAATCTCAGTGGGCTTCAGTGACGGTAAATTCTTCAACCACCAGCAAGTAGCCTTAAACTCGGGGTGTCCGAACTGCCAAGGCTGAATGACCTGCGACGGCTCGCCGTAAATGCTCGACATGATTCCAACCGGATTTTCTACGGCGATACGAGGAGCCGGTGCATTTGCCAGCAACATAAAAAACGAAATTGCGTTTTTCTGGCGGCCATCTGCTCGTTTCTCAGGAAACCAGCGAGCGCCACTCACTGCCAGATGAGTACAAGGCGGGTGCGCCACGATTAAATCCCAGTTGTTGTCCAATACGTCGCGAACATCACCTTGATAGTGAGGACCGGGCGCTTCAGTCGGCTCAAGGTCGCACGACATGGCATCGTGCCCGCGAGTTAAAAAAGCGTCACGGACAATGCCACTGCATTCACAAGCCACAAGGACCTTCATCGCGGCCTCCCGTCCGTGTAGTTAATGGCATTCGGAAGGTCCGGTCGGTCGTGAACCTGCCCGCAGTCCTTCCGAAAGAACGCCGAGAGCTTCCCGCACCACCCGCCGTGGCGGTTCTTCAAAACGTGAACAACAGAGGATTTAGCGCCCTCGGTTCCCATGTCATCCGGCCCACGTTTCACGAACAAAACGTTGTCGGCAATACCGGCAATTTCCCTAGCGCCAGCAACGTCGTTAATGTCTGGGTCAATGTCGCGGCTGATGATTTTTCGGGGATGAACCACGAGGTGAATGTGAACGCCCGACACTCGTGCCGTAGCCGCAACAGCGTTAGCAAACTGCCTTTGCTTCTCAAAGTCGTCATTAGCCACATCGAGGCACATCAGCGAGTCAATCACGGCCTGCTTCAGCCCTCGCCGAGCCAGTGAGCGAATCACCGCGAGAACTTCGGAGCCTGAAGCATTGCCGACGACGCCCCAGACGTACAGCCGCTCCCGCGACCAATGCAGGAAGTCGCCGAACATCTCCTCGTGTTGCACCTCCCGAACACCGCGAGCGACCATGCAAAGCCGCAAAAGCAGGTCTTCCGGGTCTTCTTCGAGAGACGCGAAAAAGGTCGCCTGACCTCTGCCGGCCATCGCAACGGCCATCTGCCGCAGTTGCGTAGTCTTACCCTCGCCGGGGTATCCCGACCAGACCGTAACGCCAGCCGGGAACAGGCGTAAGTGGTTGCCTGTTGGGTCTGCGGGAATGGTCTGCCACTCGCTCTGCCGCTTCTGGTATCGCGCCAGCACATCGCTGGGTGAGAGCTGCGAGAAGTCCACCAGGCGTCGCTCCGGCATCGCCTCGACTTCGGCATCGACGCCGGTGACGAGCATTCCCGCCAGTGCCGGGTTACGCCGTTTCGCAAGTTCTACGAGAAAGTCGCTCATCGCATCGCCCTCCGCTGAGCCTTCAGGCTGGCCGGCTCATGGCCAATCAGCGTGAGCGCCGCGTTTAGCCGGGAACCGGCCTCAATGAGCCGCTGACTGGACTGCGAATAGCCCAGCTCGGTGGCCAACAATGCCGCCACCGTAATCTCGTGCGTGACCGCCTCAAGAATCTGCAACGCGGGGATTGCCTGAGGCCGCGCCTCGCCGATTCGCTCCGGCATGATGTCGCTGAACCGCAAGCCAACAGCGCCCAAGACCGCCTCCGTCTCGCACCCGCCAAAGCAGTGCAGCAGCACCCGGCCTTCCCTGTCCGTGATGGACAGACTGGGCGAACGGTCCTCGTGGGCGGGACACTTGGCCACCCACCGGTCCGGCCCGGTGTTGCGAACGCCCGTAAGCCGCGAAATGAGAATTTGTGCGCTCATCCGTACTTCTCCACCCATGCCTTGTGCGCCGGGTTGTAGTTCGTCTCACCGGGGCCAAGCCAGAACGGTGGAATCGGAGGCTTTGTGCCGTTCGTGCCATTGGTCTGTGCCCGAGCTGGTGGCTCGAAGATGCCGCGATAGCCAGAGGCAATGCTATGGCGCACAGAGGCGGCCTGTCGGTCTCCCAGTGCCGCGAGTTCGGCAGCGGCTGCCGGGAGCGATTGCTCCTTCAGCGGTTTGCTCAGACTCTGGCGGTAGGCAATCCAATCTGCCCAAGCGGTTAAATCTAATCCCGTCACGTTCGACGGAATAAAAACGGTAGCGAGCTTTCGCTCGCGTCCTTTCCCTTCCCTTCCCTTCCCTTCCTCACAGGAGGCTTCGCGAACATTCGCGAGGATTCGCGAGGCTTCCGCGAATGGCGGTATTTTGCTCGCGCTTGGCTTATCAATTCTCTGATGATTCAACCAGTTACGCACCTCAAGGTATGTATTACCTTCAGCCTCATAACGGACAATGCAGTTTTCGCGCTCCAGTTCGGCGAGCCAGCCGTCAATCCGCTTTCCGGCGTCCTCATCGTAGGGGTAAAGAAGACTCGCGAGCATTCGCGAGGACGCGCGAGCCCTCCCGGAATCGTCGCAGATAGTCCAAACAAGGATGAAACAAAGCCGCGCTTCACGGCTCACCCGACCCATGCTTTCGCTCTGGGGAAACTCGGGTTTGATGGTTCTGATTCTCGCCATTGATGCGCTCCACTATTGCGCTGTTGAAAAAGTGCCGGGTGAGCTTCACCACCGCCCGGCTCGGTGGAGTGGCCTATTCCTTGTTGCGGCGTCGGCAGTAGTTCCTCTGGCCAGTACCAGGCGTTACTTTGAGGGCTCCTCCCGTCAGAACCTCCAGCTTGAACTGGACCATCTCCGGGGGATATTCGTCCCAGTGATAGAACGCCTGCGGGGTATAGCCAAGTGCTCGCGCAAGCGCCGCCTTTGTGCCGAAGTGGGAAAAAACATCTTGCGTTTTCATGGCGCGACCTTACCACGCGCAAATAATTTCCGCAAACAGTTGCACTGGGTAGAAAACTGTTTTAATCTTCTCCCATCGCCGGCACAGACCGGCACAGGCAAACGGAGAACGACATGAGCAAGAAAATCCTGAAAGCTCAGACGACGGTTGGTGAGTTCACTCGTAGCACGAGCAGCGATTACACGCACATCGTGGTTTGGAATTCTCCTCGCGTGGCTCGGTTCGTCAATCTTGTAAAAAGCGGCGACGAACGCGCTATTCGCAAATCCAAGAACGGCAATGCTGCGCGTTGGCTGAAAGACCGTGGCTTTGGCGTAACTTGGCATGGTTCGGTTGCCGCCGCTCAGAAGGCCGTTGCTGGTCGTTTCTCTTGGGACAAGACCGAAGCCACGCTTGTCGGTATTTACGAGGTGGCGGCATGAACCGCCTCCTCGTAATGGCCTGCTCGGCCACCAAGTCGAGCCACGCCCTGCCGCTGCCGGCGGTCGACCGCTACACCGGTCCCATATGGGGAACGTGGCGTGCGGTTGACCCGGCCCAGCATCTCGCACACGTTACGGTGCTCTCAGCCGAACACGGCTGGATTGATGGCCGCGAGCCAATCGTCAACTACAACCGCAAGCTGGACAACGTGCGCGGCCGCGAGCTCATCCAGCGCGGCGTGACGGTTGAGACCGTGGCCATGCTTTCCGAGGCCAGCGGGTACGGCAGCCGACCGTTTACCGAGGTTTGCATCGTTGGCGGCCACTACTACCAAGCAGTCGCTCGCGAGCTGGTCGACCTTGCGAATAGCGCGATGCTGCCCGAGCTGTTTACGCCCGGCTTCCGCATCGTAGAAATCTGCGACCAGATTGGTTTCATGCGCCAGAAGCTGCGGGCTTGGCTCGTGGCCGGCGCCCAGCAGGTGGCAGCATGAGCACCATAGTGGAGGCTCAACTGGTGAGCCAGCGCCTCCGTAACATGGTTACGATGGTGAACAACGCGTCATCGACTGCGGCTTGGGAGGATTGGGTGGTTGAGTTCAACGGCTTGCAAATGCTGCGGACGGCCAGTTACGGCACGGCATTGGCGGTCTACCTTGAGATGCGGAAAAGCCCGATGCACGCTGAACCGCACATCCGGGCGCGGGCTCAGGAACTGGCCGACACCATTCGCCATTTGGCGAACAACGATTTCACAGACGGCGCGATGGATGTCGTGGACGAGCTCGCGCTCCTCCGCACCTCGTGGCGCTTTGCAAAAGGGGAATGAAGATGCAGACCTACACCGAAGCAGATATTTTCGCGCTCATGTGGCTGGCAGCCGTGCTTGGCATGGGGCTCCTGCTGGCGCTCCTGGTCAACGGCTGGCAGAGCCTGAAGGCTCCGAAGAAGCGCCCGATGGCTATCTACGTCAAGCCGGACCAGCGCTGCGAACGCTCGGTCTACCACCGTACTGACTGGTGGCGCATTCAGCGCACCCAGCGCGAGGTCAAGTAATGGAAACGCCAAAAGTCTACGCGGCCATTGCCGGCTGCATTGCCACGCTAGCGAAGGACGGCATCAGCAAGAGCCGCAAGAACTCCCAGCAGGGATATTCGTTCCGCGGTATCGACGACATCTTTAACGCGCTGGCTCCGGTGCTGGCCGCGAACGCGCTTTGCATCATCCCGCGAGTGCTGCACCGCGAGGTGACGGAACGGCAGACCAAGGCCGGGGCGACGCTGTTTTACGTCGTGGTCGATGTCGAGTTCGACCTAGTGTGCGCGGCTGACGGTTCCCGGCATACCGCCAAGGTGTGCGGCGAGGCGATGGACAGCGCCGACAAGGCCACGAACAAGGCGATGAGCGCTGCCTACAAGTACCTCGCGCTTCAGCTCTTCTGTATCCCCACCGAAGGCGACAACGACGCCGACGCAGTGACCCACGCCGTCGTGACCGATTCCACGCTGCCCGGCTTGCTGAAGGCGGCTCAGGCGGCAGCAGGTGGCGGTATGGTGAACCTCAAAGACTGGTTCAACGGGCTGGAGGTCGGCGACCGCGAGCTCGTCTCCAAGGCGGCAGACTGGCCGCGCATCAAGGCAAGCGCCAGCAAGGTGACGGCATGAAGGTGCGAATCTCCGACCACGCCCAGCGTACGCCTGGTTGGTTCGCAGACCGCTGCGGCAAGGTCACTGGGAGCGCCTGTGCGGCCATCTTTGCCAAGGGGAAGGCAAAGGGCGAGGAAAGCAGCGAACGCCGCAAGTATCGCCTCCAGTTGGCTTTGGAGACCATTACCGGGCAGCCGGCGGGCTCCACTTACATGAACGCGGCCATGCAGCGCGGTATTGACCTCGAAGCCGAGGCTGTCGCGGCATACGAGGCGGCCACCGGGAACATGGTCACGGTGCCGGGTTTCATGTTTGCGGAAGCCGAGCAGATTGGAGCCAGTTTGGATGGCCTCGTTAATGCTGACGGGGCGCTCGAGGTGAAGGTGCCAGACTCGACCACGCATCTGGCCTACATCCGCGGCAAGCGCATACCGCCCGAGTACGTCGCGCAGGTCACGCATAACATTTTTGTTAGCGGGCGTAAGTGGCTGGATTTCGTGTCCTATGACCCGCGCTTTCCCGAAGCGCTGCGCCTTTTCGTGTGGCGGGTACACGCAGACGATTTGAACCTTAGCGCCCATGCCGAAGCCGTTCGCGGCTTTCTGGGCGAAGTCGAAGCCGAAGTTAATTCAATCAAGGAGTTGATGTGATGACTGAATACGACAACACAAACCGGGGCGTTCTGTTCCGGAACGACAAGGGCGACAACGCCAAGCGCCCGGACTACACCGGGAAGCTCAACGTGGCCGGCGCGGAGTTCAAGCTCTCTGCTTGGCTCAAGGAGAGCGCCAAGGGCAAGTTCCTGAGCATCAGCGTCCAGCCTGTCGAGGCACCAGCTGCTGCGCCGAAGCCGGTGGCTGACCCGGCGTTTGACGACGATTTGCCGTTCTAAACAAAATTTGAGTTTGTGACTTGGCGCGGCGTGGCCGGGCCGGGCAACGCATGGCGTGGCCGGGCAGGGCATGGCAGGGCCAGGCACGGCCGGGCATGACGAGGCGAAACGAGGCAAAGCAAGGTGGCTATTTTGGGTGGGCGGCACAAAGAATTCGTTGATATGTGATTTTGCGCGGCGAGGCGAGGCACGGCGCGGCGAGGCTTGGCGAGGCCAGGCACGGCCTGGCGCGGCATGGCACGGCGAGGCAAAGCAAGGTGGCTATGAAAGGATTGGTTTACATCGCAGAGGTAGACGGGCTGCATAAGGTGGGTTACACGACCTTGGACATCCGTCGCCGCCAGTCTCAGATTCAGACAATGACGGCATTGGCTGACGTTGAAATCGTGATGACTATTTCTAGCAATGCGCCGGATTTGCTAGAAAGTGAATTGCACAGATTGTTCTGGCATCGAAAATGCCGGAAAGATAAATCATCCGGCGAGTGGTTCAAGCTGACAAAAGAAGATTTTGATTTTCTCAAACTAAACTACGAGGAAGCGCGAAATGAAGAAAACAAGCATTGCAGTTCAGTTGGTGGGGGTTCGCCCTTTGATGTTCGACAAGTACGCGGGGGATTTCAACACCGTTCTGCCGACTATCGAGAGGTTGTATCTGGACGACCAGCAGCGGCTGATTATTCCCGCAATCAACATCTATTCCATGCTTTGCGCGGAAAACACCAAGTCGGTGTGCAAGATGCTGATGGGCAAGCAGGGGAAGACAATCGGTCTCGGAATTGCTTCCTATACGTCAATCACGACCTTTGAAATTGCTGTGATGCGAAACGGCGTTCAGCTTTGTACTGCCGATTTCGGAACTCATATCCATGAGCATCACGCGGTAGCTAGAACAAAAAGCGGAACGCCAAACAACAAAAAGCGTCCGCTTGTTACCCTGCCTTGGTCGCTCGATTTCGTTATTGAATATATCGAAAACCCATATTGCACGCTCCACAATTTGCGGCAGGTTATGGAGCTCGGCGGTATTCTCGGCCTCGGCACGTTCCGGCCATTTTTCGGGCGGTTCAATATGACTCGCTTTGAGGTCGTTTGACTTGTGACCACCATCCACCTCGTCCGGACGGTTTCAGGCTTTAAGGCGGCAGACGAAGCCGCCATCGAGGCTATGCGGAAACTTGCCCAGGGCGAGGTGGTGCGGGTCGAACTGCGCCGGCCGCGAAACCCGCAGTTTCACCGCAAGTTTTTTGCGCTGCTCCAGCTCGTGCGCGATGCCACCGACCAGTGGCCGACCGTGGAAGCCCTGCTGGTGGCGCTCAAGTTTCACATGGGCTGGGTCGAGCATTTTCGACTGGCTGACGGCACCGAGGTGCAGGTGCCGAGGTCCATCAGTTTCGGCTCGATGGACGATATGGAATTCACGCGATTTTACGACGGCAGCCTGCGGGCGCTAGCCGAAATAGCCGGGGGAATTCCGGAAGAACATTTGAGGGTTGCGGTAATGGAGGAGATAAACCGTGGCTGATTTTATCTGCTGGGCTGCCGTGATTTTCTCGGCAATCTGCACAATCGTTTGGGCGTCGGTGGCAGTTCTGCTGCTTCTGGTCATCGGTGACAAGCTGCTCGAGCTCGTCAGCGACTGGCTGAGGGAACGCGAATGCTAACCGCATTTAGCCGCATCGGCTGCCCGAGCTGCGACGCTGACGGGTATCACGGCGACCCCGAGTACGGGAACGCGAGGAACTGCCGGCGCTGCAATGGCCGCGGCACCTTGCTAGTGAGCGACCTGACCGACGACGAGCAGGACGAACTAGACATCGAGCCGGAAGAGGAGACCGAGGAATGAACCGCGATGACATCATCCGCTTTGGCGAACAGGCCGACGAGGTTGCCGACCGAAAGATTAAAATGCGTGGCGAGTTCCATCCTGAATGGCACGAGGTTCGCGATGAAGCCTTCGCCGCCCTTGTCGCTGCTGCGGAGCGAGAGGCAGCAATCAGCAAGATTGAGAACGAGACTTGTCACGCTGAAATTAACAACCTGCGACTTACGCCGCTATTTGGACAAAAGCATGGACCGCTTGCTGTTCGTGTCGATTCTCTTGAAGCGGTGATAGACGCTATCCGTGCGAGGGGCAAGGCGTGAAAGCCTGCACGCGCTGTAAGGAGGAAAAGCCGCTAGACGACTTCGCGTGGAATGGCCGCAGCGGCAGGCGTCCTGTGTGCCGGGTTTGCACCTATGCCGCAAAAGCGAAAACGGAAAGCGTGAAGGTTAAGCCGGAGAACAAGCCATTAAACGCGGTTCAGGCTCGACGGGAATACGACAGGCGACGCCGTGCCATTGATGCATTACGAGCTGGCAAGTTCACGGGCGACGGCCCTTGCTGGTGTTGCCGTAGTCAGGCAGTCGGGGAAACGCCGTATCGGCTTTGCATAATTTGCAGAGGGTAATGCATGAAAATTCTGTTTTTACCGTTTAGGATATTGGCGGTTCTGGCGCTGATTGTGGTCGGCTTTGTGGTTCTCACAATCTGGTGGCCATTAGCAGTCGGCAAAGCAATTTGGGGGGATTTTCGCGATGAGAGTCGATGAATTGACTGACGCGAGCCGACCGGCATTTGAGGCGCAAATGCGCCGCGGTGGCATTGAGGACATTTGGTTACGGCGTCGTGGCACCGGGTACGCTTTTTTGGAGGTGTCGGCCAAGTGGCAGCTTTGGTGCGCCGCCCTCGCCTACGCCACTGAGCAGCGGCAGGAATTCAAGCGCTAAGGTCGGTTAATGCGACCGACCCATGTTTGCAGGTCGGTCAGCCGCTGGGCGTCGTGTTCGCAGGCGGCAAGGTGGTCGGCAAGAGCTGCTCCAAGCGTTGCCTGGTTGTCGGGCTCTTGGCCGGCTCCATCAGCCGAACCGGCGGCATTACCGGGCTGGGGCAGGGGACAGGTTCCGGCGGTGAGAGCGTCGCGCAGCCGGCGAGCCAAGTCGCGGCCACGAGCATCGGCAGCATCCAGCCGAGCCGTAAGGTTTTGCTCAAGCTCTTGAGTAATTTTACGCTGTTCGTTGAGTAAAACATCAGCCGCCTCCTTTGCCCGTAGGCGAGCCTTTTCGCGCAGGACGTTATCTGCTTCCCATGCGGCCACAATCGCCGCGCTACCGGCCTCGTAGCCCGTTGTATAGCCATGCCGATGGATTCCCCATAGACCAGCCGTGAGAGCCACCAGCGCGCCGCCATACAGCCACAGCCGCCACGGTACAAGTCCCATCATGAAAGCGTTCGCGGGTCAGTGCCGGCCAGCCAGCTCGCGTACCACGCGGCCTTCCGGTAGTCCTCCGCGCCGCCCTTTAGCTCTGCCCGGCTCAGGTACTTAATCACGTTTCCCTTGCAGAACCCGGCGAACTCCTCTGGCGTGAGCTTGGCTCGCAGAAAGTCGATGGTCTCGACGCCGCCGGCCTTGTAGTGCGTTGGGTTGATGTTGTCTGTCATTGGAAATTGTCCAACAGGTGAGCGATTTACGAGGATATTGTTCTCTATAGAGCGTCTATATTTATTTCTATTTGCTCGCCACGGAACCACGCCTTGCCGTTTACCACCTCACACAGCTCAGGCGGCAACAGCTCGCCGTCGCGGTAGGTCAAGACCGCGAAGCCGGAGCACCAGTTCAGCGGGCCGCCCTGCGTGTAGCGGAACTGCTCGCCCTTGGGCTCCGCAAGCGTCCCGGTGTCGATGCCGTAGCGCCTGCCGCGGTAGTCGCCATAGCCGACCACTTGCAGCTTGTGCAGGTGGCCGTGGACGTAGGAAACGCCAGCCCGCAGGGTCGAGTTGTAGGCAGAGTGGACGCCACCAGCGACATGGGTGTGCTTAATGACGGTCCAGCCCGGCAGGTTGGTATTTAGGTGCAGGGCATAGCAGCCGCGCCACGCTGGCAGGAAGTCAAACAGGGAAGTTCCGTGGACGCCTTCGAGGGCTGGGGCGTTGGCCGCGATGTACGACTCGAACCGCAGGTCGTGATTTCCAAACGTGCGGATAAGTTGTGCGCCACTTGCGGCTAGTTCCACCTCGCGCATCCGTAGGCACATGGCCTCAATTTCCTGCTGCACGGTCGGTCGGCTCTCCCAGCCGATGCGGGGGTGCCGCGAAATGGTCGCGCCGTCTAATACATCGCCGTTCGCAATCACCATTTGCGGGCGAAGGCGCTTAATGACTTCTACCAAGGCGCGGTGGGCGACCGTCACAATGTCCGGCCAATAGTGGGCGTCCGAGAACACCACAACGACGCCATCGGCAAGCAATACTTGCGCCTCGTATTCGGCGTGGGTAAACCGCTGGTCGTTCAGTTTCTCAACGCGCTTGCGAACGTCGTTGTTTATGCTTTTTCTTACCACATCGTCATCGGTCTTTAAGGAGATTCCCTCCTCGAGCTCAATCAGCGTTCGCCGTCGATAGACGTTGCGAATGTGCAGTCCCAGCGCCTTTGCCACCTTGGCGGGCGAGCGTAATCGCTGCCATGCCATTATAAATTCGGCATTCGTGACTTTTTGTGACATCAAAACACCGACGTAGAGGTTATTTGGTGAATCAAGCCGCCGAGCTGGTCCACCAGCGCCTCGTTGGCGTAGTCCGGGCTGCCGAGGCAGTAGAGCATTGCGTGCGTGGCCTCATGCCAGAAGCACTGCTCCTGCGCGGTCACAGTGGACGCGGTGCATATGGCAATCACCATTTTTTGAGGGTCGAAGTAACCCACGCAGTCGGCGTGTTTCCAGCGCGACAGGGGAAGCCGGCGCACGGTGATGGTGTGGCCCATCACCTTGAACCGGCGCGGGATTCGCGCCTTCGCGAGCGTTGTCACCTCACACCGACGCGGCCAGACGCCAGCGCCAGCAGTTTCGGCCCGAGGCTGGAGCCCATGTAGCCAGCCAGCAGGCAGCCCATTGGCGTTTGCCCGATGGTGAACGGCAGGCCGGAAAGCAGTTTGTCCACCTCAGGGAGCGCCAGCCAGAACCCGACGCTGCCGGCAACAGCAGCCAGCCAGCCCGGCGGGTCGAGCTGAATGTAGTGCCAGGCGTTTATTTTCTGGACCGTGCGCCAGTGTTCGCCCCAGCGTCCGAGAAAGTGCAAAGCGATTCCCAGACCGCCCATAGCCAGCATCGTAAGCATTACGCCTCCTTGGCCGCTATGGCCTTTGCGTTCGGGTGTTGGAAATGCGGAAACTCGCGCATTCGTTTCCACTCGCCGGCCCATTCCAAGCCGCAAGCCTTACCGATGCGCCCTACGTCCTGCCAGATGGCGTCAGAAGCCGCCCAGACGGGCTTTCCCAGCCGTAGGGGTACTACGTCGAGGGCGAGGCTTGCCGGGCGTCCTGCGAGCGTGTGGTTGTGCCTAGACTGCCCAGCCTTGGCGCGGGTGACAATCGAACCCGGCGTTGTCCGGCCTTGGGCGTAGAGCGCATCTTGCTCGGCACCGCTGCGCCATGTGCAAGTGACCAGCAGGTCAATGCCCGCGGCCTTGCAGTTGTTCAGAAACTCAGCGGCCATCGGCTGCATTGCCGGGTGCAGGTCGTTGAGCGAACGGCTCATCGGAAGATTCGCTTCCAGTGGTAGGCGATAGCGAACAGGCCCGCCACAATGGCCACAATGCCCGCCATAGCCTGAATGATGGGCAGGGCGTCAGTTGCCCACGAAGCAAGCCAGCCAAGAGTGGAGGTTGCCGCTGCGGCATCAGCCGCCCTTGTGTTTGTCATTTTAGGTGCGCTCGATGGTGACAGGGACATCAGCAGTCGCAGTGAGAGGCGTACCGCCCGTGGAATCCGTGACAGTACAGCGATACGTCGCGTCGAAACTGTCGCCAGAAATCATTCCCGTTTTGCTGAACGTCGTAGTCGCGGCTGACGGGCTGTTCACCGTTAGTGTGGAGCCAGAGAGGAGGGTCCAAGCGTAGGTGTATGGAGAAACGCCACCGGACGGCGTGACCGTAGTCGAGGCGGTGGTTTGTGAGGATGTTGGCCCAGTCTTGTACAGGTAGGTCGGCGAGGCCGAAGCCGTCATCGCCAGCCGAATGATTTCCACGTTCACATCGACGGTTTTGGTCGCCGCCACGTTGTCGGTGACGGTGCAGCGGAACACCGCTGTGTAGGTCGTGCCGGACGCCAGCGAGGTTCCCGTAAAGGTCGTGGTGGCAGAGGACGCGGAATTCGCCGCGATAGAGGTCGAGCCCGAGATGCGCGTCCACGCATACGTATACGGCGAGGTGCCGCCAGTCGGGGTCACGGTCGTGCTGGCCGTGGTCAGCGGTGTACCTGTGCCGCTGGTCGAGAGCGAGGAAGGCGACGCCGCAGCGTTCAGGGCTGTGGAGATGGTCGCAGCAGCAGCCGCAAGCCCGGTGGTGGTCGGATTGGTCGAGGAAGTGCCGCCGTCGCTCGCCAGCAGGCGCACCCAGTAGTACCGGGTGGTCGTGTCGGTCTTGGCAATGACCGTATTGGTGCTGGAGCCGGTCCAAATGAGCGTGGCCGAGGAGAACGGCGTCGAGGCGGTGTACTCGTACAGTTGATAGGCAGCGCCAGTCGGAACCACGCTTGGCGCGGTCCACGAGAACTGAATCAGGCCAGCGAGGCCACTTGCAGTCAGCCCTGTGGGCGCTGCCGGCGTGTAGGTGCCGGGCGTCGGTGCCGTGATGGTGCCAGGCACAACGTAATCACCAGTCGCCGGGTCGCTCCAGTCGGTTGACGCCTCCTCGCGTAGCACCAGCTCGACGAAGCCTTGCGGGTCAAACCGCCACGACTCACAGCGAACCGTTTTAGCGCTCCAGCCGAGTTCCGAAAGAGTGACGGTGCCAGTCTCAAATGGGCGAATCTTCCACGCCGACATCCCGCAGCGCACCGTGATGACCTGAGCGTTCCTGCTCCTGCGAGCAATGAGGATGGCCGTGCGTTGCGCCTCGTAGACGTTTGTGCAGGTCGAAATGGTGATGTCTTTCCAGATTGTCGCGCCGTCAGCGCTGACGTAGCTAGCGACAGAGACTGGCTGGAATTCAACGAACTGGTAATTTCTGCTTGCGTCTACAAACGAGCCGCGCACGGAGTTCCAGCGGTCTTTGTACGGGTAGGCGGTCACGATGTCGATGCCAGCGTTCACCAAGTCCGACTCCGACAGCGAGAACTGCGAGGCAGACCACGCGCCGGCAAACATTCGCCACTTACCGCCGGAGTAGTAACAAACGCCATTCATTGCGCCGATGAGCAGCTCTATGTTTGCCTCAAACGGGCTGGATGTGTCCAGCACGATATTTACGGTGTAGCGCTTCTGAGTGGTGCTGCCGGGGATACTGACGTTCTCGTCGCAAATGTCGGCGGCATCGGCCACGAGGTCAAAGTCAATGCGAGCAGTGTCCTCCTCCATGCCGTACTGCGTCGAAATCAGGTAGTTAGCAAGGCAGAGAGCAGGGTTTGTGGAATAGGTCCAAGTGGTCGAATCATTAACGCGCTGCGTGCCGGAGCCCGGAATCGTGGTCTGCGTTGAATCGAGGCGCGGGTCATAGACCTTTGCGCCTTCAACGAGGCAGGTTATCTCCGGCTTGCCGTTCTTCCAAACCGCCTGGTCATATTGGAATTGAAGCGCGATATAGGCCACGCCACGGCCTCGATGCGCGGCTGTCCACTGGAAAGGGTTTGCAGTGGTGAGGATGTAGTCCGCGGTTTGCGAATCCGTGCCGACGTAGCGCCGCACCCATGCTTTGTTCGCGTAGGCCCCACTCGTGACCTTGCCGTCATCGGCTGTCCCGGTAATGGCCGAGATGGTCCCGACTGAATCTTCGTTGAAGTAAATGGTGCCGAGGCTGTTGCATTCGTGGCCGGCAATGGCCAAAACTTGGTGCAGCATTTCGCCATTTAGGCCGCTGGTGATTGGGGGAATGACGTTCATGCCCGAGACTTTCATCTTTCCATAGATGATTCGGCGCGGCTCAATGCTTCCGGAATACTCAATGTCCTGAACAATTCGCGGAAATTTAGGCTTTTTAGCAAACTGTGCCGCCACGCCACCGAGCAGCGTGGAAATGACCAGCATATTCGTGACGGTGACAATGGTCGTAAAAGCAGCAGCCGAAGTAGCGCCAAAAAGAGCCAAGCCACCAGTAACGGCAATTGCGGCTGCAATGGCGACAGCTTTAACGATTTTGCTCATTGAATTGCCCACCGCTGAAGTGCTTCGCCGCGTGGCAGGTATACGAACCCGTTCGGACCCATTCCGGCGATATAGCCGCCGACGAGAATGCCAAGTGCTGGCCCGTCGCCGCCGTCAATGAGGACGACATCTCCGCGTAGTGGCCTGCCGGGTTCCGGCTGCCCGAGGTGCGAGCTCACAGCCGCCTCGAGGGAGCCGAACGAAGCGATGTAGGCCAACGCGGTTTCCTCGTCGGTGTAGCTCGCGTTGAGTTCAGTTTCAATGTCGCTGTCTGTCATGGCATCGACAACGCGAGCCACAAACAGGCAGCAGTCATTGACGCCCCAGACGAATTTTGTGTTGGCGTGGTCCTCAATGGCCAGCCACATTTGCTCCACCCAGTCGTCGCGGCGCATTAGTTTCGTGCCTCCTTGCGCGGCCCAAGGTCGTAAGGCATGGTGTTCTGCGTTCTGCTGCCGAACCCAGAGCCACCCACGGACAGCTCGCCCCACTTGCTGACGAAGCCTTTAATGGAGGTTACGAGGTCGAAAAACCTGTCGCCAGAGTGCAACAGCTGCTGGTCTTCGTTGGTATACCGGGCGATACGCATTTCTCGGCGTAATCGGTGCTCACAGCTCAGTTTTATGACCGCGCCGCCCTCCGAGGAGGAGATAGACATCTGATTCATACGGCCTTCCCAGCTGACCTCCGGCGTATCAATGACGGCGTTGGTGGTCTCGTCGAGGAAGCCGAGGTAAATCGTGACCGTGCGGTTCTGGTAGGTTTCTGTCATTGCAGTGGACACCAGCGAGGTTTCCACGCCAGAAAGCGTGAGCGATAAAGGCCGGGCGATTACATCAACCGACTCGTCGACCTGCTCGACGCCGCCAAGCGTTCCCACGCCGTCGTAGGTGTTGCCGCCCCACGAAATCGAGCCGATGCCGTCGTGAACCCGGACCATGCCGGAGGTAAAGTCGAGCGCCACCGCGATAAACATCCGAATAGCCTTCTTGTCGGCCTCGGTCGAATTGGTAGCCGACGCGAACCGGGTCACGCGATGTCTTCCACAAAGGAAATCGAGAAGTCGGAAAGTACGCCTGGGCGACTGCTCCAGCCCACCTCCTCCTCGGCCAGCAGGAATCGGCCAATCGGACGATTGATGATGACCGGCGCGTTGTCAGCCGGCGCGGTCGTAAATGGCCGCTGAAGCTGAAGGAAGCCAAGGCCGGCGGCGTCGGAGTTCAGAGGAGCCGTGACCATGTTTAGCTGACCGGAGCATTCCACCCAGTCGCCCGGCAGCAGCAGGCTATTTGTGGACGGTGGCAACGCCTTCAGATTCAGCGTAATGCCCGTCTGCGAGGTTCCCGTGGTGGCTGCGGTCGTGGTCTGCGTCAAGCGAACTGGGTACTGGGAGGCAGCAGCGCCGAGACGCCAGACGCCAATATTGCCAGCGCCGTTGCCGGTGTAAAGGATGCTGACCGAGCTAACAATAAAAAATTGAAAGTTAACGGTCGTGATGGTCGCAGGAAGCAAACAAATTAATGAGCAGTGATACCACCCGCCGCCAAGCGATTGAATATAAGCCTTGCCACTGCTGCTAGTGCCAATATTGACCGGCGTGCCGGCGGTTCCTGCCGTAAGGTCAAAAATGCATTCGGTGGCGTTAGTAACGTCTCCAAGCTTCAAATTTACTCGGTCACGAACCGTACCACCATCGCCAGCGCGGAACACTCCGGACACATTCCACCACTGAGCCGAGGCAGGCTTGGTGGCCGTCTGCGTGATGTAGTGGTATTCGTTGCCAGCGTCGCTGGTTTCTACGAGTCGGTCCCCAGTTAGCGTGCCATCTGGTGCCGTAAAGGCGTTGATATTCGCGCCTGCACAAGTTGTTTTAGTTTTGACCCATGCAGCGTTATCAATTTGGTCAGAATACGTCAAGGCGTTTAGACCGTTGTCCACGACCGCGCAGCGAGCGAGCGAGGTGTACAGAACGTCGAAGTAGTCGCCGGCCACGGTGCCAGAGGTCTGCGAGTCTTGCAGGGTGAAAAACAAGCTCGTGGAAGTGCCTGAGCTGCTCTGAGTGGTCTTCAGCCCGTAGCCGGTGGTATCGGTGCCGGCGTAGGACCCGCCAGCCGTGGTGCTAATTCTTGCGCCGGTGCTGGTGAAGGTCCCGCGCCCTTCGCGCAGGAAAGCGCGAGAGGCGTAAGCGGCATAAGTAGTCGGAGTGTTGCCCGTCGTTTCATACAGGGCAGGCGCTGAAGTTCCGGTCACGGAACGAGCCACGCGCATTACGCGGTCCTGAAGGACGAGCGAATGATATGAGCCGGCAGTCCAGCCGGTAGACGCCGCGAAAGTGTTGTTCTCCACCAGCTCGGTCACTGGGAACGAGCCGCGCTGGGTATAGGACGCGTCGTATAGCCAAATGCGATTAGAACGCCCGCGCAGGTTGGCTAGCACGGATTGCACCCGGCCACGGTCCTGACCGGACAGTGCGGAGAAGTTCATCGTGCAGGCGAGGCGAGTGCCAGGGCGCGAGACAGTACGGGTGACGCCGGACAGCGCCGAATTAAAAACGGCGGTGCTGTCGATGATTCGCCACTCGACGGACGAGGGAACAATGTCAGCCGGCCAGAAAAGTTCAGCCATCAAGCTCTCCCGAACGCGCCGCGCGAGTAATCGTCGTAGATGGTAGCCCGAGCTAGTTCGACTGCTCGGCGGGTGTTGGCCTCGAGGATGGCCGGCAGTGCTTTCACGAGGTCAGCGGTTGCGCCCCGAGCATCGACATTATAGACCGGCGCGACCGTTACTCCACCGCCCATTCGATTGTTCGGCACAATCGAGCCACCGGAGCTCGGCACGAACATCTCAGGCCCGCGTTCGCCGACCATGTAGGCTCGGTTGCCCATGACTGGGCCGCCGTTAGCCTTTCCCATGCCCGCAAGCAGAGCGCTGCCGATTTGGCCAAAGCCGCCACTAAGCCCACTCATCCAAGTGAAAAACTGTTTCAGCAGCATTGCCGATGCTACTTCGGCAATCATTCTGCGAATTGTATTTATGAAGCCTTTCAGCATGCCGCCAAGGCCGCCCTTGAACGGGTCGAACAGAAACTGCGCGAAAGAGTCTTGAATGTTTCGCGCGGCCTGTGCGCCCAGTTCGCCGAGCATACCTAGGCTAGCTTCCTGCTCCTTCGTCCACGCCCGCCACTCGTCGGCAGATTCCCGACGAACTTCCATTTCGGCCTCGATGCCGCGAATGGTCATGTCGGCATAATTCTCGGTCTGACCGTTCAGCCATTCGGCGAATTGGCGCTCGTCTTGGTTGAGCTTGTCTTGCAGGTCGCCGGCTTCTTTAGCCGTGGCAAGTTGGCGCTTTCGCGATTCCTCCTCGCCAGCAAGGTCGCGCAGCCTTCCAGTCGGTGCCGGGGCTGGGCGAGCTCGATTTATGGTCCCACGAGTCGAACCGGAGGCAGCGTCTGCGCCCATGCCCGTGAGAGCCGCGCCCATCTCGGCGAGTGACACGCCGGAAAGATTCCGCAGGAACTGCTCGAGAAACGGGCGCTCCAGCTGCTTTTGAATAACATCGAGCGCACGAATGATAGTCGGCGCGGAACGGCCCAGCAGGTTTGTGGCGAAGGCGTCCCATTTCTTGGAAAGCAGGTCGGCTTGGTCGCCGAGCTTGCGAACCTTGTCGTTCGCCTCGCCGGAGATTACTACGCCAAGCTCCTTGGCTGCTTCCTTGGCCTTTGTAATGCCCTCTGCGCCCTGCGAGAACAGGGGAGCGAGCTCTGCACCGGAGCGCCCGAAAACGTCGACCAGCGCCTTCGTGCGGTCTGTTTCGCTGCCCAGTTCGCTGACGCGCTGGGCGACCAACATAAACAGGTCTTCAGACTTGGTGGCCTTTACGGTCTCCATCGAGATTCCAAGCTGAAGGAAGGCGTCCTTTGCGGCCTTGTTGCCGCTGCCAGCTTCGGCGATGGTGCGATTAAATTTTGTCAGCGAGGATTGGAGAGTGCCGAACTCGACATCGGCCTGTTCGGCCGCGAACCGGAGCGCGGAGATTTCCTCGATTGTCAGCCCGGTTTGCTCGGCGGTCTTGCCCATCGAGTCGGCCAGTTCAATGGTCGAACTGACGAACCGCTGAATGCCAGAAATGGCCGTGGACACGCCCAAAGAAATGCCCAGTGCGCCGGCCATGCTCTTCAGCGAGCCGCTGAGAGACTGCGCCTCCTTCTGCATCCCGCGAAGATTGCGCTCGACGGAGCGAAGGCCTGCCGTGGTCGCGTCTTGGGCAGTGATGATTACCTTCGCGCTTGTGTCTGCCACTTTCGCTCCTGTTCGTCGCTTTCCAGTTTCAGCGTCGCCATGAGATAGGCGAAGTCGCTTTCCGGCATATCAAAAACTTGCTGGGGCAGGATGTGCAGCCGTAATGCCATTGCATAGATGCAACGCAGCTCCACATCCTGAGTTAGTTTTTTTCGGCGTCCTCGACAGAAACTGACGCCGTATTCATGGCGCTGACGATGCGCGACATGATTTCCGGGTCATATTCCGTCATTAGCTCGCGCTTTTCCGGCATCGCGAATAGGCGCTTGGCGCCAGCATCACGCGCCCGAACGATGAGCGTCACCGCCATCGCCTCGAGGTCGAGCACCGTGTGGCCGTCCTCCTGCCGAGCCAGCAGGAAGATTTCCCGGCGCTCCTGCAAGGTCATGTCGGGCCAGTACCAGATGCTGGTATTCCATTCAGGGACCGGAATCTCGACCAGCGTTTCGGGCGAACGGCGAGCCTTAAACGTCGCCTTCGCCTGTTCTTTCCAGTGACTCATGCGGTGCCTGTTGTCAGGACGCCGTTACCCACGAAGGAAAAGGCGATTTCCGTCACCGCCCCACGCGCCACAGTGCGGGTAATTTCAGTTACCAAAACGTCGCCGTAGTAGTAAACATCGCCCGTGGTCACGCCTTCGGGGTACAGCTTCAGCGCCACGTTCGCGTTCGGAGCGATGGCCACCTGCCCGGTGGTGTCGGTCTCGTCCCAGTAAGCCGAGACGGAGCCGGACCAGCTCGTGATGGCCGTCGTGCTGTAGGTCTTGGCGGTATCGCCGAGGGTCGTGTCCTCGGCGTACTCGGCGGTGGCCGTGAAGTTAAAGCCAGTGACCTCGGCGACAGTATTCGCGCCGACCTTCACCAGCCCTTCGGTGCCGTGATGATTTGCCATTTTTCTTCCTTAGACGGTGGTGGTGGACAGCGCGCCGTTGCCGACGAACGAGAAGCTGATTTCCGTCACAGCGCCGCGAGCTACCGTGCGGGTGATTTCCGTCACGAGAGCGTTGCCGCTGTAGTAGGTGTCAGCCGAGGCGTAGCCTTCGGGGCAGAGCTTCAGGACCACGTTCGAGCCGGTCGTGAGCGCCAGCTGGCCGTTAGTGTCGAGCTCGTCCCAGTAGGCGGTGACGCTGCCGGACCACGAGGTGATGGCCGCCGTGTTGTACGTCTTCGCCGTGTCGGCGAGCGTGGTGTCCTCCGCGTATTCCGCGGTTAGGGTGAAGTTAAAGCCCGTGACCTCGCCCACCGTGTTGGTGCCGACTTTCACAAGCCCTTCAGTTCCGTGATGATTCGCCATTTCTGCTCCTGGTCAAACTGCGGTGGAGACGGAGTTTTCTACCGTCCGATACATAACGATGAATTCGAGACGCGCCGAGCCAATCGGAGCATCTCCGTCGAATGAATGCGTAATCGCCGTGGAGGCAAGGAAAACGTCATCAGCCAGCCCGTTTACGGTCTGGTCATTTGCGATGGCCTGTTCAGCCAGAACGCACAGGTCGTCGAGCGCGTCGTCGAGGTTCGAGACGGCTCGCGTGACCAGCTCGACGATTAGCGTCAGTGACCGTTCCTGCTTTCGCGGATAGGTCAGCGTTGAGTTAGTAACGGCCTCCGTTAGCGTGTAAATCAAAGCTGCCGTGCTGCCCGGCGGCAGTGGGTGAACTCGCGACTGGGTAATGGTGGTGGCCACCGCAGCAGTCGTGAGCACCGAGCCGATACGCTCGCGGATTTGCTGGCGAACGTGTGCCATTAGGTCTGCGCCTCAAGCCGCAGCTTCGAGACGCCAGTGCCGTCCGGCTGGAACTCCCGAATGGTGTAATACACCGCATTCACCGTCAGGCGGTCGCCGACCGTGTAGCCGGTAGGCAGGTCTGCCGTCTGGCAGTAGAAGACCGGCTCTACCGAATCGTATGGAACCTCGGCCACTTCGACCTGCACGAACTCGTTGTCAAAGATGCCGTTAACCGTCGAATTCGTCGTGACACGCCGATAGGTTGCAGCCGTGCCGAAGTCGGCCACGGCAAAAAACACCGCTCGGTCTGTGGCGCTCTCAACGGCCACGGGTGCGGAGCTTCTGCTTCAGCGGGGCATCGTTAGGGGGTAACGCCGGCGCGGCTTCTACGGGCGCTGGCTGCGGCATCTGCCACGGCAAAGCGCGACCCATGCCGAGCAGCTCGTTTGCCACCTCGTCCGACACCTCGACCACTTGGCCGATGTCGTGATGTTCGCCGCCGAGCCTAATTGCTCGGGTCAGTTGGATTTTTCGTGCCATAGCTTGTTTAGTTCCTTGTCAGTAAAGCGGACGCGCTCGGGGCGCTCCATCTGGTCGCGGACAGTTAGCCAGGGCGTGCAGTCCTGTCCCTGAACGCCGTGGCGCTCAAGCGAGTGCCAATAGCGTCTGTCGGCTTGGTAGGCATCGCAGCCCATCACTACGATTTCCTCGAATCCGAGGAAACCGGCGCACCATGTGGCCATCGGCCCGGAAAGGCCGACGTTGGGACAGGTGCTTGTAAAAAGTACGTCTGAACGCTCGCGGATTACCGCGTAAGGCGTGATGACGTTTACCGAGTACTGCTGCACGACGTACCACACGCGGGGGTCGGCGAAAAAACAGTAATCGAGTGGGAGAATGAGGGCGTGTTGGTTTAGGCCAATCAGCCGGCATTCGTCCGGAATCGTGAGCAGGTCGCGGGGGAGAGAAGGCGCACCGCCAAGGATGCAGACCGTCTCTCCCGCGTGACGGTTTGGAAAGGCTTCCAGTTCCATAAGCAAGGGACCGGGGCGGTTTTAACACCGCCCCAGCCCAGCGCCTTAGGTCGTGGTGTAGTCCGAGACCACGGCGAACGATTCGGCGTGACGGACGGCGATATCGCAGTCCATGAGCGTCCGAATACGCAGCGTGCCGGCAGCGCCGCCGGTGTACGGGTCAACGAGAACGTCCAGCCCGCCCCAGTAGCCCACGAGCAGCTCCGAGAAGTTGCCGAAGAACATCGCCGAGCAGACGCCCGAAGACGAACCCTTGGTCAGCGCGGAGCTGATTTGCTGGGTCGCTTCGAAACGGTAGCCGTTGAGGTTCGACGGGTCCTGCAGGATGAAGTTGCCTTCGACGCCCGAAGACTGCTTGGCAGTCGTCATCAGCTTGGCCTTCACCTTCGGGTTCGTCACGTAGGCGAGGCTGCCGGCCAGCGCGTTGTCGATTTCGACTTCGCGCATGAGGTTGACAACCGACGCCCAAGTCGGAGCGCCGCCGTTCGTGCCGATGGCCACCGAGCCAATGCCAGACTGGCCGATGATGCCCAGCGGCTGACCGTTGGTGCCGGTGCCGTGGAATGCAGCAGCGTCCACCGCGATGGCCAGAACCGTGGCGAGGTCCGAACGAACCAGCGCTTCCACGCTGGGGTCAGACTGCACCACAAGGCGACGGCTCATGTCGGTGAACGTGCCAACGAACTTCGGCGACATCGTGACCTGAGCGAACGTGTGGTTTGACTCAGTGAACGAGCTGTTTTCCGACACCCAGTAGGCGGTAGCAGCGCCCGACTGACGCGGAATGGCGACGTTGCCACGGAGGCCGGAGAGAACCGACGCGCCGAGCTGATTGACCACCATGCGGTTACGAAGAATCTCGATGAACGAGCCACCGAGGAAGTCCGTACCCACGAGGTTGCCGCCAGCCGAAGCCGTGCCTTGCGTCAAGTCACGCTGCTGGATGTCCATCGGCATGAAGAAGCCGCGAGCTTCACGGCCCAGACGGGACGCAACAGCCTGTGAGGCTTCACGCTCCAGACCAGCCTTCGCCCAGTTGCCTTCGGCAGCGGCAGCGATTGCGCGGGTCAGGGAGTACTGCGAGCCTTCGCGAGCGCTCATACCGATGGTGTCGGCGCTTTCCTCGATGGGCTTGTTGCCCACCTTGTCCAGCAGTAGACCACGGAAGGCATCGAGGCTCACGCCGTCGTGGATGGCCTTCTCAGCAACAGCACGCTGGCTGTGACGGGTGCCGAGTTCGAGGATGGAGGAAACGCGGCTGCGCTCCTCGCGGGCTGCATCGGCGGCAGCGTTCGACAGTTCAATGCTCATCTTCAGGTCCTTTGACGCAGGCGCGTCGTTGATTTCAAAAGAACGACCGACGCCCACCCGAGCGTCTGCCGGAATCGACACGGACGAGATTTCAAGCGGAGTCCAGCGAACCGCACGATAGGTGTCAGCCTTACCGCGGTCGCCTTTCTGCACCATCCACTCGTCCACGACGTAGCCGACAGAAACATTCGTGCGAATGCCGTCAGCAACGTCTTGCAGGATTTCTTGAGCCCGTGCGCTTCTTCCGAAACGCACCCGCGCCCGCGCCATGCGGTCTGCGCCCATTGCCACCTGCTCAACTACACCGACCACATCGGTCGGGTCGTGGTCCACCAGCAGCGGAGCCCGTCCGCTGTTAATGAATTCCATTTGCATTGCACCCTGACTGTGGTCGAGGATTTCAATGCCGTAACCGCGCTCGACCGGGGCTTCTGACGAGAACGCCAGCTCCACCGTGCGACCGTCCATGTCCACGCCGCGAGCGTCCAGCACAGCCGAGCGCATCTGGCGTTGGCCAATGGGAGCCTTGCGGGCGCTGGGGTCAGCCAAAGCCGCGAGTACTGCCGCAAACTCGGCAGCATTCGGAGCTTCGATTTCCACCGACACCTCGGGCGCTTCCGGTGCTTCAGCCGGCGCGGCCATCTCCGGTGCTTCGGGCGCTTCCGACTCCATCATTTCGCCCTTGGCGAACGTGACCACATAGCCAGCGTCCGTTTCCTCGACCGCCAGAATGTGGCGCTTTTCCAATTCCATGCTTCTGTCTCCTTCGTGTTCTTGAATGCGAGCGTTCGCCCACGAGCGACCTACATCGCCGCCCCATAACGCCCAGGCAATGCGCCCAGCTGACGGGTAGCCGTCATCGCCGGGGCTCCAGCCTTGGCCCTGTTTGTCCACTTCATGCCGGGCGAAGTAGCTCACCATCCGCTGGATGGTCTCCACCGATAGCATCCGGCGATTGCTGATATCCCGAGCCCGTGCCACGCCAATTTCAGTACCACCGCGCCCGAATTCCTGCCGCCAGTCGAGCCCACGCTGGGCCTCTGTGGCCATTTCCTCGGTCGGGCGGTACGGCATTAGGGGATGACCGGCTGCGTGGCTGTAGCGGGCTGTGGCGAGGTCAGGCCGTAGGACGCTAAGAGCTCCTGCTCGGCTTGGCGCTCGCGGATAACGTCCTCGATGTCGAGGCCACGTTCGGCCAGCGCCTGCGTGTTCGTCATCAGCCCGTTCTGAATGGCCGTCACCGTCGCTTCGATTTCGTTGCGCGGGTCGACCCACTGCCAGCCGCGTGGCACCCACTGCGTCAGGCTGAACTTGAAGTATTTGGTAGCCGGCAGGTTCACCGTTGCCGAGTCCAGCGTCTGTCGGAGCCATGCTTGGTAAACCGGCTGGCAGAAGTGCTCCACCATCCACCATTGAATCGCCCGCCAGTGGTCGCGCTCCTCGAGCAAGCCCTGCCGAATCGAGGAGTAAGAGACCGCCTCGAGGTTGTTCGACAGGCTCGTGTAGCTGACGCCCAGACCGGAGGCGATACCGCGCAACATTGCCGCCTCGAAGGCCGCGAAGGCCGTAGAGGGGTGCTGCGGGTCGAACGGCTTGAAGTCCACGCCCTGCGGGAGCTGCTCGAAGGTGCCGGGCGAAACGTCCATCTGGATGCGCCCTTGGTCGTCGGTGCCGTCGCCGACGTAATCATCGCCAGCCGGGGTCGTAAAGAACCCCATCTTGGCCGATGAGATACGCGCTGCCACCAGCTCGGCCTCCTCGTAGCCGCCGAGCATCTTTAGCCTGGTCATCGCCGTGGCCATCCACGGATAGCCGCGAGTCTGGCCGGGGCGCAGCTTGCGGTAGGCGTGAATAATCTGCTCGGCAGGGATACGCTGGCGCTGCACGCCGTAGCCGGCTGCGAATTGGTAATCGTCGGGGTGCTTCTGGTCCACGTAGTACGCAAGCGGCTTTCCGCCCTTGTCGATTTCCACGCCCATGCGGATTTCCGCACCGTTGCTGGCCGAACCGTTGTACTCGACATCGATGCGGTCTGGGTCGATGAACTGGAGCCGGAATCGCCACGGGTTGCTGCCGTCCGTCACCTTCAGGACGAAACATTCGCCGTCGCGGGCCACGGATTCGATAAACATCCGCTGGGCATCGAGCCAAGTCATCTGGCCATCTACCGTGCAGACGCCCAGTTCGCCCCAAGCCTTAAACGAGTCCTCGAGGATGCTATTGGCCGTCTGGTCTAGCGGCCCGCCGAGGTCACGGGCGCGAACCTGTAGCTGAATGCCTTTCGCCCCGACCACGTTAGTCGTGGTCATGTCGAGGAACCGGCGAGCGTAGTCGTTATTGATGGCCAGCTCACGCGAACGAGCGCGGAGCGTCTTCAGCGTGTACCGAAGCTCGTGGTCGGCGCTTTTCGTGGTCGTCAGCCAGTCAGAAAAAAGCCGCCC